TGTGTTATCGATATTACAAAATAAATAAAGTTCCATTCGGGGGGTCAGACGACCCTCTTTTTTATGTCATGACAGAACCTCATCTCTCCTGGTACCGACTCCATGAATTTGCCAGAGATCTTGGCAATTATAAGATCACTCATAAAACTGTCACAAGCAAGACTCATCAATCGGAACAGATTGTGATAGAGTATAACCATCGCATTAAAGACAAACCTTGATGGATTACTCTGAATATCTTGAGAAGAAACGTGGAGTTTCTGAGGCAAAACAAGCAGCAACACGCTGCTGGGCAGTTGTGATTGGTCACCTTATTCTTCCTCCTGTCTCCTCTCTTTACTACGCAGCGAAGACCAACTTCTGGAAACCCTTCTGGTGGGGAACAGGAGTCGCTGTGGCATGTGTTCCCTTGTCTCTTGTTGACATGGGCATTACAATGAGTATTGCTCCTCCTCTGACCTCTGGTGCCATTCTGGTGACCAATGCAAAGAGCAAGCGCCGTAAACTTGAGGTCTTTGACCCTGAGCAGGCAGATGCGATCGTTTACGAGCGATCCGCACATGCCCCTTCAGATCCTAATTGGAGAACTAAATGAAAGAAACCGTTATCAAGCGACTTGTTGATGCAGTCGAAGCACTCGGATGGGAAGTCGGTGATGACATTGTGGTTGAGGTTGGTGGGACTGCTGTCTCTGGCATTCACCAACCACCCACTGCTAATCCTCGCTGGTCCACACCATTCGGTGCTCGCAAGTACAATAAGGATGCGTTTATTGTAATTAAAAATCTTGACAGAGATCCATTCTCTCCCTCGCAACCAAATCCTGATTTGAAACAAGCACATGAGTACACAGGACCCAGCTCCGAAACTAATTGATGGAATCTTTGAAGTGGTTAAGGGCAGGTTTCTTTATCATTCTTTCGATAAAGAAGGTAAGGGACTTGTCTCTGGACTGACTGAGAATTCGGTTATTAGAACGACACACTTTTATCTAAAGGGACTCCAAGAAGGATGGCCCGAACCAGAAAAAACATTTGCAGGAACAGTTGGAGGAAAACTCTAAATATGGAAAAGAAGTTTCCTGTAGAACACGTTATCCTGGAAGACAAAAAAGAAGTTTGGATGAAAGGAAGTTACATCCTCTCTCTGGGTGCAACTGCCATCCAAAAGAAATACTTTCCAGGATACAAACTCTGCTTTGCTTCTCAAGAACATTTCGACAAACTTAAGAATCAATGACCTTCACAGTTTACTCGAAGGACAATTGTCCTTACTGCACCAAGGTTCAACAAGTTCTCCAGTTGGCAGAACTGCAGCATGTGATTTATAAACTGGACTCGGACTTCACCAGAGAACAATTCAAAAAAGAATTTGGATCTTCATCCACTTTCCCCCAAGTGGTGGTTGATGAAAAACTTCTCGGTGGATGTACCGAAACTATCAAATATCTCCAAGAAAACAATTTGGTCTAATGGAACAAGCAGAACTCTACACTCTCTTTGGAACAGTTGAAGAGGCAATTGATTTTGCATTTGAAGGTAAGTATGTCTTGGACATGTATGCTTATTTGAAGAGTTCTAAGGCAACAAAGCGTGACACTGAGGCATTTATTAACAGTGACACTGCAAACGAAATCAATAGTCTGATCTTAGATCTGGAGGATTATCTGGAAGGTGGATCAGACTCTGAGCATAAGCAACTCAGAGAAGCTTATGGTTACCTTGGTAAACCAGAGGCAAGAAAGATCAAGAATTACCTTTATAAGATCCTTGAAGATGCATGGAAGTATGAACAAGAGCGAAGACCTGGAAGACGAAGAAAGGTTTCTAAATAACGATAACGAAGACGAACCGAAAGTTAATCGGGGAGTCGAGTTGATTCTAAGAAACAAAAACAGGAGAAGAGAGGAACCCAAAACTTTTCAGTTGAAGTTTGGGAAGATGTTATCTCTCTTCAAGAGGGAGATCCATTTTCTTATTGACTTCCAACTGGATTTCAAAAGGAAACGATCTTAGGAGAAATCAATGGAAGCACTGGTAATTACACTCACGTTGTCTGTTGTAATTTCATTCATGTTCTTCCTTGTAGGGGGTATGATTGGTTGGTTGGCACGAGACTATGTGTTTCGGAAACAAACAGAGTTTGTTCCAACTCATCCAGAGATGTTCGATGAAAACGGACAGTTTATTCCTGAAGAAGTCATGTCGATTAGGTTTGAGAACCCAGAAGACTTTCATTATGAAGACGAATAAACAAACACATTTAAATCAAGTAAACTGAACTTAGAGATTCTACAATTATGGCCACGACGACAAAAGATCTTGATGCGACTCCTAAGAGGAGAACACCTGCTAAAAAGACCACTGCTAAGAAAGCAGCACCAGCGACTCAGGCGGAAACTCCTCTGAAGAAACTTCCTCCCAACCCTTTCATGTCTGAGATCCTTGATCTTGCAAGCAAGCAAAGAACCAATGCTAAGAAGGTTGAGGTTCTGAAGACTTATTCAACTGATGCGCTGAAAGCGATTCTGATTTGGAACTTCGATGAGAGTGTCATCTCTCTTCTGCCCGAGGGTGAGGTTCCTTATGAGAAGAATGATGTTCCCATCGGAACTGACCACACTTCTCTTCGAAAGGAGTGGAAGAATCTGTATCACTTTATCAAAGGTGGTAACGATTCATTGTCTGGTCTCCGTCGTGAGAGCATGTTCATTCAGATGCTTGAGGGTCTTCATCCTCAGGAAGCAGATATTCTGTGCCTGGCAAAGGATAAGAATCTTGAGCGTCTTTACAAGATTCCTTTTGGTGTTGTTGAGGAAGCATTCCCCGACATCCAATGGGGTGGACGTAGTTAATGTCCATAATTGTCTTACATGAGAACTGTGACCCATCCTTAGCAAACGATCGAAGTCTTCCTTACACCGCTTATCTGGTGACTTATGAGAAGGATGGAAAAACTTGTTATGACATTACCATGTGTGGCAAGAAAGTTGAACTGTTTGATTATTACTGGGATCAGTACAGAGAGGGGTTGAAAACCTTCAAGCAATCAGAAGGAAGAGTCAACCCCAAAACCTGGGAGAATCCTGCTAAGTCTAAAGGAAAGAAAAAAGCATGAGTGGATTTGGTGATTACAACGTGGAGTTTGAAGGTCTGGACATGAACAGTGACCAGGTTCAAGCACTTGTCAAGAAGTATAAGAAACTCAAGAAGTATCAGAGGTCCAGTCTCTTTGCAGTTAAGACCATGGATGGAACAGAGGATGTCATCTCTAAGATGATTGAGGAAGCAAAGGAAGCAAATTTGTAACAAATTTGACTAAATAATATTACTGGTGTTATAATACACCTATCGTTCATCACATTCGCTGTTTGCGAATAGCGAATGAGACGCAAGTAAGTCGCGGAACGGATCGTTCAGATTATGGTTGATTTTCTCATCTTTTTGAATCTAATCACTCAAAGAGCACCTGTTGACCCAGAATATTATTTGTCTTGTGAGCAGTCAGCATGGATGAGAGAAAGAATCTTACGTTCAGAGTTGCTTGATGCTGGCCAAAAGCTAGACTTTGTGACAAGAACATGGGAAGGAACAGATCCTTCCTGTAAAGAAGACCATAATCCGCAAACGACTGAAGGAACGGGGCCTAAAAATCTCATTCTTCAGGAGCAAAATCATGAACACTCTCAACCTGATTCGTCAGCAGATTAAAAAAGCATCTGCACTGCACGATGCACAGATTCATGCCACCTCTTATCGTGGTATCGAGTACAGTCTGTGCGGTCACGAGCCCTCTGAGACTCACGGAACCTTTTGTTATCGCGGACACACTTACAACAAGTGATTGTCTTCACATTTGATTAGTGTTATAATGGGAGGAGAGATCCTCCCTTTTTTTATGGAAAAAGATAAACTCAAACTTATTGTGAGGAACCTTAAACTCCTGGTCGATGCTTTGGAGTCTGAGGTCTACTCAGATGTTGAAGCATACAAATCAGATTACCAATCACCAAAAATTTCAGATTACGACGAGGTATGGGACGATGACGACGGGTACCCTGACTGATTGGAGATACTCCGATAAGAGAATGAAACTCAGAGAGGAGGTTCTCGGCATTCTCCTAAAGAATTATGGAAGTGATCTAAATGAAGATGGGTCACCTAAGTATTCTAATGAATCCATTTATGAGTGTGCTCATGATTGGGTCTCTCAAGGTAATGAAATAAGTGCTGGGGTGATTGCCTTCTACAAAGCTTATTACACTGATTACGGAAATTACAGAAATGTATGATGATTTGGATTCATTTGAGCGAGCTCTGATGCATTTTGGAACTCGCATCGAAGTTATTGTTGCCTTGGAAATTGGTGATAAAATAGATTCTGAGACCGCTTATCAAATGATTAAGACAGAATTGAAAGCACTAAAGAAGATTCGTAAAGAAAACAAATGAATGTAAAACTGATTTCATGTACACCAGACGCAGAGAAGCAAGTGGCTTACTGTGCAAGGGTTTCTAATCCAGCAAATCAAGACAACGATAATTATGCTGGACTTCTTCGTTACTGCATCAAACACAAGCACTGGAGCATCTTTGAGCAAGCGTTCATGACTCTGGAGATTGAAACCACTCGTGGACTGGCGGCTCAAATTTTGCGCCACCGTTCGTTCACATATCAAGAGTTCTCCCAACGTTATGCTGATTCTTCCCTACTCTCCGAGGCGATCCCCATTCCAGAACTGCGACGCCAAGACACCAAGAATCGTCAAAACTCTATTGATGATGTGGATCCCCAACTGACTCATCATTATCGTCTCAAGATGAAGGATCATTTTGATCAATCGATGAAACTTTATCAGGAGATGTTGGATGATGGGATTGCTAAAGAGTGCGCTCGATTTGTGCTTCCTCTTGCTTGTCCCACTCGTCTTTATATGTCAGGTTCTCTCCGTTCCTGGTTGCACTACATTGACCTGAGATCTGCCAATGGAACTCAGAGGGAACACATGGACATTGCCCTTGAGTGCAAACGCATCTTTACCGAACAGTTCCCAGTGATTGCTGAGGCTGCTTGGGGAGAAACTAAATAGACCTACACATTATTTTCACATGGCAACTTATCCAGTAAAGAATAAAGAAACTGGTGAAACCAAAGAAGTGATCATGAGCATTCATGATTGGGACCAGTGGTTGAAAGATAATCCAGACTGGGAGCGTTATTACACACCAGATAATGCTCCATGTCTTGGCGTTGAGATGGGGGATCCCTTCAGTAAGATTTACACCAAACATCCAGGATGGAAAGATGTAATCGGTAAGGCTAAGAAACAACCAGGAAGCACACTCAAACATTACGACTAATCGATGCCAACAAGAAAAGCAAAAGCAGGTATTACGACTAACCCTGTTCCTTTCGGAATGAGTAACAAAACAATGAAGAGAAAGAAGCCGATCAATCTTGATTACATGAAGAAGATCGAACCTCTCACTGAGAATCAGGAGAAGTTCTTCGACAGTTACAAGTTGGACAAAAACCTGGTTGCTTACGGGTGTGCAGGAACAGGTAAGACATTTATCACACTTTACAATGCGATTAGAGAGGTTCTGGACCCCAAGTCCCCTTACGAAAAGATTTATATCGTTAGGTCTCTTGTCGCTACCCGTGAAATTGGTTTTCTTCCTGGTGATCATGAAGACAAATCTTCCCTTTACCAAATTCCTTACAAGAATATGGTAAAATACATGTTCGAGATGCCTGATGACGCAGCGTTTGAAATGCTGTATAATAATCTGAAGGCCCAGGGAACGATTAGTTTCTGGAGCACCTCGTTCATTCGTGGAACCACCTTCGATAATGCTATAATCATTGTTGATGAGTTCCAAAACCTGAACTTCCACGAACTCGATTCCATCATTACCAGAATTGGTATTGATTCCAAGATCATGTTCTGCGGTGACGCAACTCAAACAGACTTGGTGAAGACAACTGAGAAGACTGGCATTATGGACTTCATGAGAATCATCCAGAACATGCCTTCCTTTGACGTTGTTGAATTCCAAGCAGAGGACATCTGCAGAAGTGGATTGGTGAAGGAATACATTATGGCTAAATTACAACTTGGTTTATGACCTTTGAACATGTAGAGATCGAAATCCCAAGACTCGAAAGACAAACCATTGATGGTGTTCGTTATTACGACGCACCCAATGGACAGAAGTTGGTTTCGATCACTTCTGTTATCAGTCACATCAAACGTGAGTTCTTCAAGGACTGGAGAGCGCGGGTTGGAGAGGATGAAGCAAACAGAATTACCAAGGCAGCAACAAGTCGGGGGACCGACATGCACACCTTGACTGAATGTTACCTCCTCAACAAAGAACTTCCTGAAGTTCAACCCCTCTCACAATTCTTGTTCATGCAGGCAAAACCAAAGTTGAATGAGATTGATAACATTCATGCCATTGAGAAGTCACTTTACAGTTTAGAACTTGGCATTGCTGGGACCGTGGACTGCATCGCAGAACACAATGGTGAACTTGCCATTATTGACTTCAAGACTTCGAAGAAACCCAAACCTCGTGAGTGGATTGATGATTATTTCGTTCAGTGTGCAGCATATGCCTGTATGCTTTTCGAATTAACTGGTATAATCGTTAAGAAGTTTGTGATTATTATGTCCTGTGAGGACGGAGAATGCGTTGTTTATGAAGAGTACGACAAGAGAAAGTACATCCAACTTCTCTCGAAGTATATTAGAGAGTTTGTTGAATTCAAGTTACGAGAGTATGTCTAAGTCAGAAGAACAAAATCTCGAAGAACTGTTTGAGAACAAGTTTTATTGTTCCCGAAAGTTTACTCAAGAGATCGAAACGATTGCTCACACCAATGAGGGAATGAGTTACATCGATGCGATCGTGTTCTTCTGCGAAAAAAATAATGTCGATGTTGAATCGATTCCTAAGTTGATTTCCAAACCGCTAAAGGATAAAATTAAAGCGGAGGCAATGGAACTCAATCTTCTCCGTCGCACATCTCACGCCAAGTTGCCTCTGTGATCCCTAAAGTGAGTCCCTTCGAAACTTACAAGGCATACCTTGGTCTCAAAAATCATTTCACGAAACCAAAATACGATTACATCAAGTATTGTGGTAAGTCTCGTGCGACCTTGCAATCGTTTTACAAGCGTAAGGATCGTTTCTTTTTTGAGAAGTTAAGTCGTCAGAAGGATGACAAAGAAGTCGTGGATTTCTTTGTGTCTAACTTTGTTGCCTGCAATGATCCTCAATCTCTCTGGATTGGTGAGATCATGCAGAGCGGAGAAACAAATTTCACTGAATGGAAGAAGAGAGTTCAGTCACTCTCTTATCACTTCAAACAAGAATCAACTGATCTCTTTGAAGGAAAGAAGTTTGATTCAATCTTTGCGATCAACGGGTCATCTCACCCACCGATCATCAAAGAACATCTTCAGAACAAAGTTTCTTTGGAAACACTGGTTCTGTTAGAAAGAATCCTGGGATTCAAGAAGAACTTCGACAAGAAACTTCAGGATCCTGTGTGGGAATTTCTGTCAATGAGGATGGAAAAGTATTCACCCTTTCTAAATATTGACGTGTTCCATTATAAAAAGATCCTTAAGGAGGTCGTGGTAAACAAATGAGTTTCTTCTCATCCGATATTGTCCAACAAGAGATGGATGACATCGCAAGACTCCAAGAAGAGATCTACGGTGCTGTCTTCCAGTTTCCTCAAATGGATAAGGAGGAGAAAATGAAGCACGTCGAACTGCTGAGTAATCTTCTCAAGAAACAACAAGTCCTTTACACAAGGATGAGTCTGTCTGATGATCCTGAAGCAAAGACCATGAAGGAGAACATCATGAGATCCGCTCAGGATCTTGGGTTCCCTCCCGATGTGGACATTGCTTATGTTTTTAACAACATGACCAAGGTTCTCGATGAAATGAGAGGATCGATTGAACGATCCTAAGTTTTTGTGTCATCATTATCATGTGGAATACACAAAAGCCAAATAACAACAAATAGGTACAACACAAATGTCTTTTTCTCAACTCAAGAAGCAATCTTCTCTCGGTAATCTGACTTCCAAACTGGTGAAGGAAGTCGAGAAGATGAATGGCAATGGTGGTGGTTCTGGAGCGGACGAACGCTTCTGGAAACCCGAAGTGGATAAAACTGGTAACGGTTATGCAGTGCTTCGCTTCCTTCCTGCTCCTGATGGTGAGGACCTTCCCTGGGTGAAGGTGTTCTCTCACGCTTTCCAGGGTCCTGGTGGTTGGTACATCGAGAACTCCCTGACCACTCTTGGTCAGAAGGACCCTCTCGCTGAGATCAATCGTGGTCTGTGGAACTCAGGCACCGAAGCAGATAAGGAGACTGCTCGCAAGCAGAAGCGTAAACTGTCCTTCTATGCAAACGTTTATGTCGTGAAGGATCCTGCTAATCCTCAGAATGAGGGTCGCGTGTTCCTTTACAAGTTCGGTCGCAAGATCTTTGACAAGATCATGGATGTAATGCAACCCGAATTTGAAGACGAAAGTCCCATCAACCCCTTTGACTTCTGGCAAGGTGCTAACTTCAAACTGAAGATCACCAAGAAAGATGGTTATTGGAATTATGATAAGTCTGAGTTCGATCGTCCTGGTCCCCTCCTTGAAGACGATGATGCTCTGGAATCAATCTGGAATAAAGAACACTCTCTGAGTGCATTCACTTCTCCCGACAACTTCAAGACTTATGAAGAACTCCAGCGTCGTCTGGAAGCAGTTCTCAACCGTCCTGTGAGTGGTGTGAGGGAAGAGGTTACTCCTGTTGAACTCGAAGCAAAAGCATCCCGCCCCAACTTCGAGCGCAAACCCGAACCCGTTGAAGATGATTTCGATTATGGTTCGCAGTCGTCCATGACTGACAGTGATGACGATGCACTAAGTTACTTTGCTAAGTTGGCTGACTCCTGAGGGAAAATCAGCTTTTGATTTCAAAATAGTCCAGAAAAATTTTCTGGGCATTTTTTGTGCCTATTACTTTTTCAATGCGCGGTTCCGTTTCCTTTATAGTCGTCAGAATCGTAATATCCGCCCTTTGTGCCGAAATAGAGAGTTGTGAGAATAAAGGGCACTGAGACCCAAATGAGTGCAATCTTTAAAAGCATGTTATTTCAGAGTAAGGTTGATCCAGGGTAACATTGGTGGAATCACTCCGATGAGTCGAAGGAGACCTTCAGCAAAAAGTGCAAGAACAACCCAACCAACACACATACTGATAATTGCAGCATTACGATTATGTTTTCGTATGGCATCGTCAATCATCTCCTGACACTCTTCCCGAGTGACTAAATGTGTGGGTGGGATCTTTTCCATTCTGTGACTCATGGGTTTTGGGGATCGAGTCCTAAACTAATCAGATAATCAATCCACCATTGTGGATCATTTTGTCTTTTCCATTCTGGAACGGTCAGACCTTTTTCAGAATAATATTCTAGCAGAGCGTCATCGATAATCTGTGCGATTTCCATATTCCTCTTCCTCTTCGTCAACGTCTGCATATGCGTTTGCCACATAAGGTCCGTGTGGTTTTTTGGATTCTTCTCTAACATAGGACTGCTCGTTGTTAACCGCTGAGATCCATAAAGAAAGTTTCATAATGATCCAAATCATCGCAAGTGGTAAAAAACAGGCAACAAGGATTAAAGGTTTCATTCCTCCAACTCCCAACACTTTTGGAATTTGTCTCTTAATTCATTTATCTTGATTTGTTTCTGAAATTCCAAAATGTGCTCATTTATCTGCTTTTCCTCATCTGTTAAATCCATGCGATTTTTCAGTTTGAGGTCAATTAGACGCACCATGTCCATATAGTGCTCTGTTCCTTTGAGAATGAACTCTTCGTAAGTCAATCTCTCTGTCTCCAGTCGTCTGGTCTGTCTTGTTTGAACCAGTCAATCACATCATCCGCACTTTCGAACCCCTTTTTGTGATTGGATGGGTCGGGGTCACCTAATCCCATCCTATTCATAAAATCATCCAGACTTCCTTCCTGCATGTCTGGATTGGATGCCTGTCGTCGTGCTTTTCTCAGCATTTCGTTGGCAGAAGTATTTGATTTTGCAAGTTTTTGAGCCCAGATCATGTCATCCAGGCTGACTTCCTCATTGAGAGAAATCTGACGGCAGATTCCCTCAAGGCGCAATCGATATTGCGTTGAAAGCATGTGTTCCCCCTTTGGTTAAATCATCCGTAAAGACGAATGTTATCTCCCCTCGTGACAGAAGGAGAGATGTACTGTGTCGATCCTTCCTGATAAGGCATGATCCTTTCGAGATCATCGATAATGAGACCAATGTAAAAGTCTTTGATCAAATAAATGTTTCTTCTGTCATTTTGCTTTCTTTCCTCATAATCATAATTTGTGACTGCATAAGTGAAACTTGAAGAAGTCTTCTCTGATGCTGTCCCACGATCATAATAAGTAACAGAGATATTCTGTGGAACTTCCAGTCCTTTGGGGAAAATGACATTTCCCAGAGTATCAGTCACTTCGTTACTTTCGTAATGATGGACGGCATCGATGTTTTGCTCAGATCCATACTTTCCAAGCAAATAATTTTGGAATGACTGTTGATCCAAAGGCCACTCTTCGACTTGATTGATCACATTATTGGAAAGAAGGACCAACCAGTCAAGATCGGGATCATCATAAACTTTGTTCGCAACTTCATCTGGGCGCTCATCACCAACAATCTTATATTTGGTGAAATATGACAAATCCGAGAAAATGTCAGGACGAATGATCCCTCTCTTAAACAGGTTTTTGACCTGAATGTAATCATTGATTTTCTTAGCGTCATTTAGACGACTAACGTAATCAAAATTAGGAACGTAATCGAAGTATTGTGCCATTGTTTAGAACCCCATGTCGTTCGAATCGGTGTCAAAATCTTCAGCATAAAGTGGAGCAATCTCTTCAAATTGCATGTTCAACGCATAAGTTGGCATTGATCCATCACTGTATGTCATATAATTACCAGTTGGGTTGTAATCCACTGAGAATCCTTTACATGCACATGGTTTGAATTTATGCAAGAATGGATGCTGCCCAGATCCATTGTAAACATATTTCAGTGTGAAGATGTCGGGGGTGAACAGATAAAGACCATTATTTGAGACTCTTGGGTGAATGCTCTTTTTGAAGAATTTGATAATCTGTTTTACTCTGTTTGCTTCTGCTTCATCTCTAGGAGAAAGAACGAAACTAAAATTGAAACTTCTCAAGTTTGGACCTTTGAACAGAAGTTCCATGTTTGGATTGACTACCGTTCCGCTTGCACGAGCAGTGATGTTTGTTCCAACTGCTTGTCCAGCGAAATAAGCAGCAATAAAGTATTGAGAAGCGGAATCTGTTGCGAAGTCTTGCACCGATTGCACCGCGCTGGATGCCATCGTCTTCGCAGATTGAAGACCCCCTTCAAGTGAAAAGTCTTTTCCAAGTGCTTGAATTCCACCAAGAGCCATATCTGACATTGCTGCCTCAAGAAAGGTCAATTGATCCGAACCCCAGTCGATGCCATTCATCTCTTGGATTTTCTTCTGCATTGGGAGTTGAACCGTTCCAAGTTTGTCTCCAAGTCTAAACTTACCACTCATTCTTGAGTCTTTCGTTCCACCAAGAATGCTGTTTCCACCTCGCCCACCCTGAATGGTTTTACTTGCAGAATACTTGTGAGCAGTGATTTCAATATAATCCAATCCAAATTGACTTACATCATTAAGTGGATAACGAAGTGCCGTTGCTGAAGGAAGAGAAGACGTTGGGGGACTTTGATCAAGAGATTTAATCTCTAAACCAATGTTTGGATCACTGTAAAACCCAGTGTTTGGAACACCATCTTTCAGAAATGCTGCTGGTGATCCAAATGGATTTCCACTTGTGACTGATCCATCTTGGTTGACAACTTGACCAGTGATTGGATGTTGAAGACCAGGAACTTTTTGTGTGTCAACGAAGTATGCCTGAAGATTTTGTGCGTCTTTCACACTGGCATAATTTGATGTGGTGTTCAGAACTGCAGCTCGATCTTCATTAAAAAGTTTAGTTGCTGAGTTATAAAATGTCTTTTCAAATGCAGTGGTTGTTAGTTGTGGTATTCCTTTCGCTCTGTTATTATAAAGTCTGGTAAATCTCTCTAAATCGTCAACCTTCCAGTTGAAGTCACTCGAAGATGCCAAAACATCGGAAGAACCAGATGTCAGTTGAATCTTGCCTGAATAAAGGTCAGTAGTTTCATCGACCTTCAGACCGTTCCATATTCTCGATGAACTTACTGTTGTTGCCATTAGACAATGTTATGGTCTTTTAGTTATTTAGAACGAATTTCTGAAATGGAATAGAACGCATGTTTTCCAATTCGTTGGGATAAACGAGGTGAAAGTTGCTCATGCACTCTTCCCAGGTGTAATTGTGAAAATCATTCCAATGATAATTCAGTCCACGAAATCCCCAAGGGTAAACACCAACACATGCAATCAGAGGAAACTCATCATATTCAATAAGTGATGTTTTTGCACTATATATAAAGGTATAATATCTTCCAACTGATGGTGCAACCTCAATGTCAGTGAGAATTCCCATCAATTCTGTCATGATGTCATCAGGATCACGCATGTTAACGAGTTCCTGTTGAATGTCAGCAGAGAGTCTGTTATTATCGTTTTTTAGGTAGTCTTCTTGTTGGAGGTCTTCTACGCTTGCCATAAGGTTTGATTCCTAAATCGTCTTCTGTGAGGATTTTGAACTCAACACCATTGTCAAGACAGAACTCTGATGCTGCTTTCCACTTTGCCTCATTCTTTGTCCAAGTTTTGACCTCATTGATGTAAGTCTTTGTGACTCGATCTTTTCTAACTGGAGGAACAGTTTGTTTCTTGGGTTTGATTTCGATGAGGTACTTTTTGATCTCACCATTTGGTCTCTTCATTTCAACGAGAGCATCTGGATAATAACGATGAACTCTCCCATCAAGTGGATTCACATAAGGAATTGAAAATTCTTCTGCTGCATACTTGAGGACACTTTCATTACGATCGCACCATTGAAAGAAGTGCAACTCCCAAGAACTTCTGTAAATGATGTTGTTTGCGTCACCTTGATACTTCTCAGGATGTTGTGGATGAAATCTTCCCTGGTGCCACTTTGCATCCCTCGGCATAACCCACTAAATAACAATATAAGTATCAATATTTATAAATGGCTACCAGCAGTTCTGGTTCACCAAATCCAAGCAGAGTCAGAACTTCTGACTTCAAGAGCAGAGTTCTTCATGTTGCTCAGACCTCTGTTTATCTTGTTAAGTTGCAACCACCTCCAGCAGTTGCCGCTTTTCTGAGTGGAAGAGGTTTGAATTATGCACTTTCTGGTCCAGACATTGAGTTAGCCTGCACACAAACTTCTCTTCCTGGTCATCAGTTGAACACGATTGACGTGATGAACGATTATCGTGGTGTAAGTGAGAAGATGGCATATCGAAAGCAATATGATAATCTTGCATTCACATTTTATGTGGATCATGATTATGATGTGGTTCAAATGTTTGAAGGTTGGATCGATTATATTGCTGGTCACACATTGACTGAAAATCAATACATCAATCAATATGCTTCTTATCGAATGAATTATCCAGAGGGAAGCGGAGGATATCGTTGTAACAGTGTTTATGTCACAAAATTTGAAAAGGATGTTGGGGCAAGAAAGTCAGGATCTCAAAGTAAGTTGGATTACACTTTTGTTGGTGCTTATCCATTGAGCATCAACTCAACTCCTGTTTCTTATGCACAAAGTGATGTTCTCAAATACACTGTGAATATGACTTATATTAGATATGTTATGTCCCGTAAGGGTAGGGGTGGTCCTGGAAGTACCACTCGTGTATCGCCATACAGATTCCAAGAACCTGGTTCTACATCTGGTGGGTCTAACAACACGGCACCAACTCCACCAAATGGCAATCCAACACCAAGTGTAGACCCAACTGCAAGAAGACAAGGTGTCGCAAGAGACGCTAACGGATTCCTGATAAGATAACTAAATAACCTCATCTGATCTTACATAATGCCTTTACCAAAGATTGCAACTCCTAATTATGAGTTGACATTACCTTCGACAAAGAAGAAAATTCAATATCGTCCCTTCCTTGTAAAAGAAGAGAAACTGCTTGTTCTTGCACTTGAGAGTGAGGATCCTAAACAAATTTCAACCGCAATCAAGCAAGTCCTGAAAGGTTGTATTGGGACCAGAGGAGTTAAGATTGAAACTCTTCCAACGTTTGACATTGAGTTTTTGTTCCTCAACATTCGTGCAAAGTCTGTTGGTGAAGAAGTTGAGGTAACACTCACTGCTCCAGATGATGGTGTTACTCCTGTCAATGTGACAATTAACATTGAGGACATCGAAGTTCAGGAGTTGGAGGGACACACAAAACAGATCAAACTCGATGACAGTTTGATGATGGAGATGAAGTATCCATCACTTGATCAATTCATCAAGAACAATTTTGATTTTGCTGGAAATGCAACTCTGGATCAATCATTTGAGTTGATCGCATCCTGCATCGATAAGATTTACAGTGAGGATGAAGTTTGGGCAGCAGCAGATTCCACAAAGAAAGAACTCGTTGAGTTTCTTGAGCAAATGAACTCCACTCAGTTCAAACAGATTGAGAAGTTCTTTGAGACGATGCCGAAACTTCAGCACAACGTTGAAATTGTAAATCCCAAAACTAAAGTCAAGAGCACTGTCGTTCTGGAGGGTTTGAACTCTTTTTTCGCTTAGGCATGATCCACATGGATCTTGAGGGTTACTTCAAACTCAATTTTGCCTTGATGCAGTACCATAAATACTCTTTGACTGAGATTGAGAACATGATCCCTTGGGAAAGGGATATCTATGTCGCTTTATTACAGCAACACGTAGAGGAAGAAAACGAAAAGGTACGTCAACAGAATGGATGAAGAAATTCTTTCGATCCTCGGCATTGACAGTGTTGAGGACTTAACTCACGAAGAATATCTCTCACTCCTTAAGGAGGCATCTGTTCGCGCACAGATGAAAGGGTCTGCCATTTCAAAAGATGCTCTGATAAGAATCACGAAAGAGATCAAGAGAGTTAGAAGTGAATCAACGACAGCAACTGCAAAGGGGACAAGTCAGGAAGAAGTAAGAAAGAGAAAAGTAAATCCACAAAAAGTCTTTGCTTCGGCTCCCAAACCAGTTCAGAAGACTGGGGGAACCGCTGGTCAGAAACTGTTGGCCGCAGGAAAAGAAAAGCAGGCCGAGGATGAAAAAGAAACAAGAGCTCTGACTGTTATTATTCCTTCAGCACTAAACACTCTTGCTGCGGGTGTGAACAACGTTGTCAAGGTCATGGTGAAGGATCTCACCATGGAGAAGAAGCAGTCAGAAGCAGAAAGAAAGGCAGCAGAAAATCTTGGACGAGCAGAAAAAGAAGAGGATAGCGAAAAGAAAGTTGAAGAGAAGACGAATAAGTTTTTCAAGGGTTTTAAACCTCCACAACTTGGCATCTTCGACAGACTGAAGAATTTTGTCACCAATGTTGCTCTTGGTGGATTATTGACGTGGTTAACAAAACCAGAGAATCAAGATAAGGTTAAGAAATTTACTGATTTCATTGAGGATCATGGATATAAGATTCTCGTAGGAATCGCTGGACTGTTGGCACTTGGAATTGGTGCTCAAATTATTGGATTCATTGGAACTTTGATTAGTCTTGGTGGAATTCTTCTCCCTCTTCTTAAGGTGATTGCTGCTGCAGCACTTGTAGTCGGTGCGATAGAGTTGGGCGCCCGGTTGGGAGAGGGAATAAAGAATTATTTCCAAGGAGGTGAAGCAGGAGTACAGTTTGACGAAAAGGCTAAGAAAGAAGCATTTGATGCTGCTGGAATTCTTGCGGACACCAAGGGATCGGCGGTTGCGAATCCTGATGGAACTCAGATGTACGTTAATTTATATGACCTTCCAGAGGGAGATCCACAGAAACTTCCAGGTCCAAGTCTCATGGGCCGCAAGGCAGCATCCGGGGAAAATCGTAATGCGAGAGTCCCTCTAAATCTCTATAACGACACGCATAGAAAATACATTGAGAAGCATTTTGGAAAAGACAGATTGGCTGAAATGGATGCAGCTGATGCAGCTTATAAAAAGAGAATTGAATCTAAGGATAAGGTAAAAGAATCCATGAAGGCAGAGTGGGATGAAATAACAGGAAAACAAGATTGGGACTTTATGGGAGGTTTTGCTGATTTGGCCTCTCATTTTGATGAAGATAAGAGAGCAAAAATTGAAGAATTGAATGAACGTTATGGAAGAGCATTGACTGAGGTTTATGATCAGGGTACAGCAGAATTAGAAAAGAGAGATAAAACAAAGCCAATTACTGCTCAGGAGAAGCAAGATGCTGCTTATAAACTTTACTTAGAAGAAAAAGGTTTGGAAGATGATCCAGACAGTTTCACTGAGTTTATCAATCAATATAAACCAGAAGCACCCAAACCAGAACAACCTAAGCCTGAAGCACCAACTAAGGTGGAAATACCAGCACCAGAACCACCTACAGAAACACTCAGTCCAACATCATTTACCAGACCCTCTTCTGGAGCCGATCCACAAGAAAGTTCTTATGAACGTCAACTTCGATTGATGAAAGAAGCAATGACGAAGGTTGATGTTACTGTTGTTCCTGTTGAAAAAGATAAAGCAGGAGTTGGTGCAGGGGCAAGAGGTGGTCAAAACATCATAGATAAATTCTCTGTTGTGGATCAAACGAATGTTTCGATCGCAGCAGTTGCTGGTGTTTACAACAGTCCAATCCCGAGGGCATAATCCATGGCAATTTCGGGGATTCTCAAAGGATTTTTGGGTGGAGACTCAGATAAAAAGACACAAACAAGTGGTCCAGAGATGGCACAACGAATGTTGCCGCCTGCTGAGGATAATAAGCAACAGAAAGGACAGATTGTCCCAGTTAAAAGTTCTCAAATTGTCCAGGCACGTCCCGTAAAAGTTGACAGCAAAAAAGCAGACGTTGATGACACGGGAATCAGTCCTCTTGATTCTGCTTTTGTTGGTCTCGCTGGTGCTGTTAACTCTCTGAGAAGTGTTATTGGAGAAAAGTTCAAATTTGAGAAAAAGGACAACAAACAAAAAGCACTCAAGAGAGAAAATCTTCTCAGATTCCTCAAGAATAAAGGTCTTGCAGTTGTTGGTGCAGGAATGGCACTTGCAAAGGCAATCGACGACAAAACGAACATCTTTGAAAAGATGAAGAAGTTTTTTGTCAATGTGATGATTGGTGGACTCGTTACTTATCTTTTAAAGAACTGGGAAAAGGTGGTTGAATGGTGGAATGACACTCGGGAGAAACTTACTCCAATTCTTAAAAATCTAAAAGAATGGATCTTTGACCCTCTTTGGGGACTTATGAAATGGGTTGCGGTTGAAGGCACTAAACTGATAACTAACGTTTTGTCATATCCACCAATTCAGAACGCTCTTGGTGAAGCTGAAAAGAAACTGGGCGAGTTGCTTGGAATTGAATCTGACATTACGGGACAAATTCCAGGTTTGAAAAACTCTTTAAGCAGTCTGGAAGAAAAGTATGGAAGTCAGGGACCTGCCCCACCAGGTGCTCAACCAACGGTTGATGGTACAAGAGCTTCTGGTGCGGTTACAAGTGCAACAGCACAGGGACAAGTTAAGAAATCAGGATTTACTCAAAGTGATTTTGAATTGTTTAGAGATGTAATCGCTCAGAAGGAATCACGCGGCAGATATAACATTCAGGGTGGTTCTGGTGATATGTATGCTGGTCGATATCAAATGGGTGCAGCAGCAAGACAGGATGCTGCAAGACTTTTGGGGGAGACTTATCAGGGAGATGACGAAGCAGCAAGAAAGAAATTTAGAGAAGATCCAGAAATGCAGGAAAGATACTTTGCTGCGTACACAAGAGCAAATCATGGGTATCTGACAGGAACTCCTGAGTATGACAGACTAACCCCTCAAGGAAAGCTTCAAGTTCTTGCTTATGCTCACAACGCTGGAGCGGGAAATGCAATCAAATGGTTGAAAGGTGGACGCTCAAAGAGTTTCCGTGATGGATTTAACACAAAGTCATCAGATTATGCAGATGCAGTTAAGGCAGCACAAGGGGGTGGGACAAGACCCTCGTTCCCTCCTCCTGCCGCTGCAAGTCCAAGTGGTGCAGCTTTTGTTAATCCCACACCAAAAACAAATCTGAAGACTCAAAAGGGTGGATATGCCGCAGACACTGGACTTGACATTCATGGAAAAATTGGTGATCCTATCGTCTCTCCTGTTAGTGGTACTTTGGAATATGCAGAAGAGGGTCATACTGCACAGTCAAATCAAGACTCGGATCCCACGAGACCAGGATTTCAACCACAACACAGTTTTAGAATTAAATTAGACAAACCAATTTCATTTGGAGGAAAAACTGTAAGATTTGTTTATGGAACTCACTTGGCAACACTTGATCCTGCTGTTGCTAACAAAAGTGGAATAAAGATAAGACAAGGACAACTTCTTGGTACCATGGGACAAGCAAATAATGTCCCGCACTTACACTTAGGATTGGTTGGTGACAGAGCACAAGCAGAATTTCTCAATTTCAAAGAAGTTGACAAAGTTCTTGGGGGAAGATATTCTGATAAACCCACAGTAACATCAATTTACAATGGTTCTGTGACAGCACCACCCGCTGCTCAAGAAAGTGGTTATGAGAGACAATTGAGACTAATGCAAGAGAGAATGAAAGTAACGGTTCCCATTCCTCAGGGTGAAAATCCACCAGTCGTGGTTCAGAGTGGAGGTGCTGGACCAAATGGATCTGGTGGACCCACCGAACGTCAGATGGTAAATAGTTCAGCAATTGCCAGATTCCACGCAGCAATGTGGGGTAACTAATGACGAACGAGAATCCAGCTACAGGCGCAGGTAATATTAAAAGATTTGAGATCACTCCTAACAAAGGCGGTGAAGCAAAAGATCTTTCTGCTGCGGTCGTTGAATATCATTATTATGAAAGTGTAATGTCAAATTACATTTCATCGATTGCGACTGTCATTGAAACAGGAAACGAAGACAAAGGACCTGCAAAAGCAGTCCTCGATAGTCTTCCAATTCGTGGTGGAGAGAAAGGAGACATTATTATTGAGGATGCAGTTGGAAATAAACTGATCGTTACTAATGGTTTGTATGTAAATCGCATCCGAGGAGCGCAACCAGGATCAACAAAACAACATTATTTTCTTGATTTCTCATCCAGAGAATATTTTGATAATGAGCAGTCAAGAGTTATCAAGAGATATGAGGGAAAGATTTCTGATAATGTCGAAACAATTTTAAAAGATGTTCTAAAAACAAAAGGGAAAATTGAAGTTGATGAAACCTCTTTGGAATACAATTTTTATGGAAATTATAAGAAACCTTTTTACATTTGCACCTGGTTAGCAACTAAATCTGTTCCAACAGAGGGTGTGGAGAAGACTGGTGGATTTTTGTTTTTCCAAACTCGTGATGGATTGTTCTTCAAATCGATTGATAAATTGTTTGAAAAAGAATCAAAGAAGAAATACATTTATAATGACACACAAGGACTTCCACCAGGATATGATGAAAAGATTCTTTCTTATGAAATTAACAGTGACATTGAAATGGACAGAAGTTTAATGATGGGTGCTTATAATTCACAAACGATTCTGTTTGATTATTTTAAACATGAGTTCACGACAATTAACCTTGACATCAATAAGCAAAAGGGTGGAGCAATAAATGCTGGACCAGATTATGTCAATGTTAATCCAGAGTTCATTGAGAAACCATCCAGACTTATGTTTCACCTGATGGATTATGGAGTTAATCCTCGTGGCAGTGGGGATGCACAACTTTCGAACTGGAGAGAAGGGACAGACGCAAAACCAAACTTTGATGCTCAAAAAACACTGCTGCAAACCATTATGCGTTATCAGCAGATGTTCACGGTTCAGACCTCAATTACAATTCCTGGAGATTTTTCAATCAAAGCAGGTGACATTATTGAATGTGATTTTCCAGACCTTGAAGGAAAACAAAATAAAGAAAATAATAAGCAAACTGGTGGTAAATACATGGTAGCCCATGTTTGTCATCGCGTGACTCCGAAAGATTCACTTACACGTCTTGGTTTGGTAAGAGACTCCTTTGGTAAGAAAGGAGGTGGATTCTAATGGCTGAACAGCAAGACTTAAACCTTCATTACTTTGGTAAGGGACCAAAGGTTGAGTGGATTGGACAAATTGCCTCTGAGAAATCTTGGCGCGACAACTCACAAGGAAAACCATCCAAGCAAAACAACGCAGATCAAAAGGGTTTTGCTGAAAGGTATCGCGTTGCGATTCAGGGAAGAATTCCTGATGACATGAGTCTGATCACAGACGAGGATCTTCCTTGGGCATATGTTGAGTATCCAGTTACTGCTGGCGGAGGAGGAAGAGGTTCTGGTCAATCTTCAAACCTTGCACAGGGAACAACTGTTAGAGGTTACTTTGCTGATGGGAGTGAGGAACAACTTCCAATTATTACCAGTGTTGTTGGTTTCAATGATTGGAACGCGATTCTTAAGTATCCCCCAACTGACAAGAGATACACGTCTTACAGTGGATTTTTAGAGGATGAGAAGATCTCTCCTTATCTTGTAAAGGCATTTCCTGGTGGTCTTACGGCATTTCCTGTTGATTGGAATGGTGCTGCGATCAACATGAATTGGTCGGAGAGTCTTCAAGCTTCCAACACGTTCATTGATATGGCAAGTTGGGATGCTGCTGAAGAAGGTAAGAAGAAAGAACCACTTGCCGAGACTGAAGAATGTAAACCCATGCCAATGGGTAAGATTCAGAAAGAGATTCAGAATGCCATCAATGACATTCAAAAACTGCAGAAGTCATTGTATGACTTCCGTTATGCAATTTCTGCAGAGACTGCTGATATTCAAAAGAAAATCAATGATAAGATCCAGGAAGTATCAAAAAAGGTTGCCTCTCTCTTCAAAGACATTCTGAATCAAATTCAGAAAGGAATTACCAACAAGGTCAATAAGGCTCTGAAGAAAGTTTATTTCTTGTTGTTCCCAAGTGATCGACCCAAACTCAAAAAGCAAGTCGAAACTGTCAATGACCTAATCGCTTGCTTGTTCAAGAATCTCATCAAAGGTCTTCTTGGAATGGTTGCTAACTTTATTGGCGAAGCAGCGAAGAAGATCGTCAATGCAGCAGAGTGCTTCATTACTAACTCTTTGGGCCAAATGCTGGGTCAAATGCTTTCTGGAATTCAGAATGCAATCAGCGGCATCATGGGTGGTGTGAATGCTCTGGTTGGATCAGTTGTTGGTGTCGGTGACATCGTTGCCAACGTTATTAAGGATCTCCTTTCTTTCCTCTCCTGCGAAACTCAGAATGAGTGTCAGGAAGTTAACGAGTGGAGCATTTGGAGTGGACCAAAGAGCACTAACATTGGAGACATCATTGAGGTTTTGAATGTTGCCAATGATGTTGCATCCACAGTGAGCAACACGATCAGCAGCACTGGTGCAGCACTTGGTCAGATTATTGATCCAGTTGTAAACATTGGAGATGTTTTTGCCAGCGGCGCGAGTGCATGTTTCACTGGACCCCAAGCATGTGGACCACCAACGATTGATTTTATCGGAAAAGGAAAGGGAGCACTCGGAAACCTGATTGTTTCATCCGCTGGTTCTGTCATTGGATATGATCCAATCGCTTTTGGTCTTGGTTATGACCTGTTCAGCAGCGCACACGTTGAGGATGCATGTGGAAACGGATCTGGTGCAGTTGTCACACCTGTCCTGAATGATGAAGGAGGAATCATCGATCTCATCATCATTCAAGGTGGAACTGGTTATCTCCCCACACCAAACGGATCAAATGGTGGTAATGGGAGAGTGTGGGCAACTCCAAATGACACAGAGATTACCCATCCAAATGGAGATCTTGAAGTTCCCATTCCTCCAGATTATGTTGTTGAGGTTCAACCTGGTGACTTGGTAAATACTCCATGTGGGACAGAAGTTGTTACTGAACCAATTGATAATGATCCCACGACTGGTGGAGAAACCATTCAAGGGTGCAGCAATCATGTTGTTCAAAGACCAGGTAGATTTACAACACCCCGTCCAATTTATACCAGGAATCAGGGAAATTATCCTACTTCAGGTGACGGTTCCTATCCTGTTATTCTTTATCTTTGCGAAGTAATCATTGAGGACGCGGGAATCAATTATCAACCAGGCGATCAGGTTATAATTGAACCAGCAAACGGTGCAACTGCGGAAGCACAGTTTGATGCAATGGGAAGAGTGTTGTCTGTTAAAGTCACAGAATCTGGTGAAGGATTCATTGAACTTCCCAACATTTACATTCGTTCTGACACTGGATTCAACGCATCACTTCTTCCTAAGTTCTGTGTTGATCGAGTTGGTGAGGATGAAGTTAAGACTCCAGAACTTCAGGATAAGATTGTCACCGTCGTGGATTGTGTAGGTAAATTCTAATGTCAGAAAAAAAGAATTATCACCAGGTTCGATACGGAACCGCAGAGGGTGAGATCAAGTTCGGTCACATTCACAGTGATAATGAGCAGTCTGCTGTGTTGCTTCGCAACGGCAAAACGTGGCGTCATTACATCACATTAGACCAAACAGGTAAACCACACAGGAAACACGGAACAATGTGTGTTTCACCTGGTGCTTTTCAGGTGATTGCTGGCGATGGTTACACTGACAAAGAAAAAGGTCAACCTGCCATCTACATGGATGCCAAGAAGGGAGACATGGTTCTTCGCTGTCCAGAAGGCACTCTTAGAATTGAAGCTAAGAACATTGAAATGATTGCAAAAGGTCCTGATGGTGAGAATGGATCTGTTACAATAAATGCAAATGAAAAATTTATTGTAAACGCTGCATCCGTTGACATCAGTGGAAAGGTCTCAACCAAAATCTTTTCTGAAAAAACAGTTGAGATGATTGGAAGAGGAATTGTAAATATTTACGGTGGATTAGTTGACATGGCTGATGGAGCAACATCTGTCATTGGATCGAAAGGCGGATCAACAAACGAGGATCAAAACAAATTATGAAGGTACCTGATTTATACGTTGGTAAAAGACTCTTCGTTGGAGAAGGGAGACCAATCGCACTTGGCATTGGACCATTGGAGATTCGTGGATCTTCTTACATTGAAGGTCCCGTGATGATGGGATCCCCTGGTGGATTCCCAAATGTTTGGGCAACGACCATGATTGGTCCTTGTGTGAACACAGATTTAAAAACACCACCTTTGATTCCAGGTGCGCTTTGCACCGGAGTCAATAATCCTTATTCTCTTGCAGTTCAAGGTGGATCTGCTTTCCTTGGAAACATTGACACCGCTTTGAATGTCAACGTTGGTCTCAACCTGATTGCTCAGGGAGAGGTCATGTCACGTTGTGGTGGCCACATTCTTTCTGCAAAGAAGAACTTTGACATTCCACACCCCAGTAAGGAAGGTTATCGTCTGAGACACACCTGTCCAGAAGCACCTTATAATGACGTATATATACGTGGTAAAGTAAAGAACACAAATGAAATCAAACTTCCAGATTATTGGAAGGACTTTGTGGATAAGTCCACCATTACGGTAAATCTGACTCCGATTGGTGCTCATCAGAATGTGATTGTGAAACGAGTGGAAGAAGAGAAGATTGTGCTACAATCTACAGGTGGAATTCCCATTCATTGTTATTATCACGTCTTTGCTGAGAGAAAGGATGGTGAGAAATTGATTCCTGAATATGAAGGAACAACACCAGCAGATTATCCAGGAGACAATGATCAATATTCCATCTCAGGTTATCATTACGACGTTAAGGAGAGTTCATAATGGCATTCGTCCCACTTTCTATCGGCAATAAAGATTGCACCACCCAGACTCCTGGATCACCAGACCCTCAGTATCATTACATTCTGAAGGCAACCACTGGGGACACTCTTTATCCCCCTGATGCATGTGCTCTCCTTTATCATTCTTGGTTTCAGGTTGATCGCATTCTGTTGAACACAGACATCACTGGAGCGGGATTGATCAATATTGCTGGAAGTATTACAACAGCATCTCTCGTTGCTGCTGGTGGTGAGGTGACTTCTAATGGTGGTGCTCACATTCTTTCGGTGAAAAAGAACTTTGACATTCCACACCCAACTAAAGAAGGTTGGAGACTTCGCCACACCTGTATCGAAGGACCAGAGAACGCTGTGTTCTTCCGTGGAACAATGCGAGACACCCAATACATCAATCTTCCAGATTACTGGAAAGAACTGGTGAACCCAGAAAGCATTACGGTTCAACTAACTCAGATTGGAACCTCACAAGATCTAATTGTGGAGAAAATTGAATATGGTCGAAGAATTAAAGTAAAGTCTGGCAACGCATCCACCATTCATTGTCATTACCTGGTTCAGGGAACTCGCAAGGATGGTGAAGATCTCATCGCTGAATATGAGGGTGAAACTCCTGCTGATTATCCAGGTAACAACGATGAGTATTCAATCTCTGGTTATCACTATGATGTAAAGGAGGATAAGAAATGAACATCGTTTACCAAGAAGGGTCTGCTGGAATCGTAACGGTTGGAACTTACACCTCAACAAGTAGTCCAACATTTGAAAATCTTTCCACCACACCAAACATTGAGATCACCACTCTGTCTGTGAGTGGGTTTGCCACAGTTGGTTTGGGAACAACTTCTGCTCCTGACAACAGTCAGATGACTTTTGAATTGACATCGGACACCAACCTCAGAGTTAAAGTTCGTGGTTCTGATGGTGTTCTGAGATCTGGTAATATTACTTTATCTTAATTATGAGACCCGAAACAAGAAAGTCAATGGAAATGTTGTTCAAGGCAAAGTGGAATGTTCCGACTGCTGCCAAGAACTGCAACTTGACAGAAAAGGAAATGAAGATTACATTTAATGAGTACTGTGTGTTTCATCCTAAGACTTACAATCCCACGAAGGAAGATCAACTCTGGTTGTTTTAACTTATGAAAATCAATCTCTGGTACTGTCAACACATGGGTCAATGGAGATGGACTCTCTGTCAGGATGAGAGACCCATTATCAAGATGGAATCTGGTCAGAGACCCGACCTTAGAGATGCGATGAGCGACGTGGCAAATACGGTTGAACACATATTGAGAAGTGAAAACTGACTTTTATATTGAAAAGATTAGTAAAAAGGAAGCAGAAGAACTTTTACTAAAATATCATTATTTGAAAGATTTTTCAAAATCTTTTAAGTCTGGATATAATTGTGGATTGTTCAGAAAGAATGATTTTTCTCCACTAAAGATTGGTGGATTGTTGGGTGCTTGTATTTTTACTGGTCTTCCTGTTCCAGAGATAGCAAAAGGTGCATTTGGATTGGAAAGAAATGAACAA